GAGCAGAAGGATCTTCCTCAACCGATGGACGCCGACGAGATCGTTGCAGACCAGGGGTTGGATATCCACTGGTCCAAGATTTCTCGGGCCGTGAACGTTGACTTGAAATTCGGGGGCACGGAGATCCGATGGTTCCCTCTTCGCCATCCCCAGGCGATTCGTTCTGCCCATATCGATTTGGGGCAAACCGGCGACGCGGCTGGGGTAGCAATCGCCCACGTTGCAGAGTGGGTTCACGTTTCTCGGCGCGACCATTCTGGCAAGGGATACTTTGAGTTCGCTCCGTCGATAGAAACCGACTTGATTCTCAGAGTTCTCCCACCCCCGGGCGACGAGATCAACTTTGGAGACATGAGAGGGATCATATACCAGTTTATGAGCCACGGGTTTCAGTTCGATTTTGTAGGGTATGATTCATTCCAATCGGTAGACTCAAGGCAGCAGTTCAAGGAGCGGGGGATAGAGAGCGGAATAGTTTCGATTGATCGGACGACAACTCAATACGACACGTTGAAGATGGCTTTGTACGAGGGTCGGGTTAGGCTTGGGACACCGTGTCAGTGTGTTCTTGAGGAACTCCAGGGTCTCCAACGGGTGGTGATTCGTCGTAAGACTGGTTTGACGGTGAAGATCGACCACCCGGACCGAGACCAAAATGGTAAGTTGGGCCGCAAGGACGTTTCCGATGCCCTTGCGGGTGTGGTGTGGCGGCTGACGATGCGGCCGCCCGAGCAGATCTCCGCTCCGATAATGGGGGAGCGGGTCAACGCCCCGGAAATTTCCAACGGCGGGGCGCGAAGATTGCAAGTCAATGTCGGTGCTGGTAGACTTCCTTTTATGAGGAACGGTAGAATTTAAGAATGGCAGGTCTTATTGAGGGTATCTCGTCCAAGGTAACCAAGGCGGTAAGTACGCTTTTTGCCCGCCAAGACAAGGCCATGGGTACCGACTTTCAAAAGGGCCTCAATATCCCGTACATCGGCCGAAAATACTGGTACGGGGGGACCGTTACACCCTGGGGCCGACACGCTCTGCTCGATTACCTCTTCATTGATCAGGATTTGCTGAGGCGGTTTGCGGATTACGAGGAGATGGACGAATTTCCCGAGGGTTGGTTCAGCTTGAACATCTACGCCGACGACGCGACGACGGCCAACCCAGACAACGGCAAGGCGATTTGGGCCTACTCGCAAGATCGGCAGCTCGAAAACGAGCTCAACGGGGTTCTTCGGCGATGCCAGGCCGACGACAACTCATGGCCTCTTGTTCGAGAACTATGTAAGTACGGGAATCTTTTCGGAGAAATTCTAGTCCGAGATCCGAAGCAGGGCGTGATCGGGATCAACTTCATGCCGCCGCCGTCCATGCGGCGGATTGAGACGCCTCGGGATGGCCTGGTCGGGTTTGTTCAGGACCCCAATGGAATCCAAGGGGTGAACTCCACGTCGTACTACGACCTGAAGAATCGGCCGAACCGGGCTTACAACAACGTGGTCGCCTTCGACCCGTGGGAGATTTCTCATTGGCGGTTGAGGTTGAAATACTTCAATGCAATCTATGGGTACTCCGCGTTGGAGGGCGGCCGGCCGGCGTGGAAGCGGCTCGCCATGCTCGAAGATGCACAACTGATCTACAAGTTTGAGCGGGCGCACCAGCAGTTCGCGTTTTATGTGGACATTGGGTCGATGGACATGAGGCGGGGTCGGGCCGAGGTTGAGACGGTCAAAAACAGCATTCGCCGGCGGAAGCTCACGAACGACCAAGGGATGCTGGACATGAAACGTGACGTCCTCTCCGGGGATGAGGATTTCTTCATCCCATCTAAGGATGGTCGAAAGTCAACTGATATCGAACTCCTACAATCTCCAGATTATTCAGAGGTTGAGAGCCTCCGGCACTTCCGCAACAAGTGGGCGACCGGGGTGAACATTCCGCCAAGTCGGTTCGGGTGGGAAGACACCCCAGATAGTCGGAACATGCTCTCTTCTACGTCGATTGATTTTGCTCGGGCCAACATGCGGGTGCAGAGAGAGTTCTGCACCGGGTGGGAGCGGGTTTGTAATGTCCACCTTGCCGTGACTCGGGGCGGTCGGCCGGTGGATCGCGAGACATGGCGAGTGAGAATGAACGTGCCGAGCCAGATTCTTGAGCTCGCTCGCATGGAGGTTTTGTCGGCCCGGTCGGACGTGGCCCGGACCATGCGGGAAGACGTGGGTCTGAAGCACGTTTTGATGCACGTCTATGATTTTTCTGAGGATCTGGCCGTCGACATCATGAAGGCGAGGGCATCAGAGCAGATCGACCAGGCCAAGGTTGACGCTGCGTCTTCGGCGGCCCAGCAGGTGGGGGAGTCGGTTTGGAATGGGTCCCGGGCGATCTCCAAGGACGAGATGATGACGACCATTGGGAGGGACGCGGCTCTTGTGACGAGGCTTGGGCGGATCTCCGGGCTGCTCGAAGACGTCCGCCGGGCCGCTGCCTAGCCACCCTGAATTGACCGATTTCTAACCCCACTGTTAATATCGTTGTATGAGAACGTTTCTCGACGGCGATTTTCTTCAATCCATTCTGAGCACGAGTCACCAGGCGGCCGAAGATCGAATTTCCGAAGCGGTCGCGTCGCCCGAGGGGCTGGCTTTGTTCGGCGAGGGCGCTGAGGTCATAGGGACGTGGGATTACCACGTTATGGTCTCCAACTCCCCCAGGTTGTATTGGGCCGAGTGGACTGATTCGGACGACGGGGTTCGGTTTTCGGATGTCGAAGTGGTTGACGTGAAACGGGTGTCGGAGGCGGCGCTTACCACCGAGGCCGTGGACACCTCTCGCAAGATTGCATCGGCGATATTCTCGGGCGACACCGCCGAGGCTGGGGAGCTCACGGGCGACCTGCTTGATATGGTTCATGAGGGGGTTCCGATCACCGGGCCGTCGTTTGTCGCCATGGTCGAGGAATGGGAAAGCGGAACTCAGTTCCGCTTCCGGCAAGTGGTTGAAAGTTCTGGCCTTTCCGGCGGCGAGGCGTCTGTTTTATCCCTTCAGGAGTCAATGGATCACCTTGGGAAGACCTCGGCCGAGGCGCTGGAACTCGGGTCGAAGGACGGACGAGACATCGCCGAATTGTGTCATGAGGCGATTTTGGCCGGCCGAGTATCCAAGGAGGTCGCCGAGGCGGCCGAGGCGCTCGGTGTGGCTGGGGCGGTCGCCGAGAAGCTCGGGGCGGTTCGATCTGATGTCATTGCGACGGTGACGTTTGCCGATTCGGCGACGGCGGCCCTACGATCATAAAGAGGAATCTGATGAGCGAAAAACAACTCTGCAAAGCGATGGGCCTCCGGTTTGACGTTTTGGACAAGATGAACGCGATCGCCGGGAATACCCCCTTTGATCCGGTCCACGGCGGACGGAAGCTGGATATCTTCAGCTTTGTTAAGGAAAACAAGGAAGGGTCCGCCCCGGCTGTTCCCTCGGATGCCGCTCTAGTCGAGGAAGCCCATGCCGATGGAGATCCTCTTGAAGAGGCTTATCGGGCGGTGAAGGCGAAGCGGGTTGACCCGGTGGTGAAACTCCGTCGCCGGATTGCTCGAAAGCACGACGTCAAGGGGCGGAACAAGGAAAAGGTTCGGGAGAAGAGCTCAGCGTTCAAGAAGGCTCGCAAAAAGCGAGAGAAGATGCAGGTCCGGGCCGCTGGGTCTTGGTCCAAGCTGCAACAGAAGCACAAGCAGCGTTTTCGGTTTGTGAAGGCCGACTCTGATCTTCCGGCCTTGGACCAGATCCATGAGATGGCGGCTGAGACGGCGGCGCCGGAGATAACGGCCGAGGCGACTCATCACGAGGTTGCACTGAAGACCATCTTGCTCGCATGTTCGCTGGCCAACGGGTTCGAGTCGTCTCTTGATCGGCTCGATGAGATCGCCGAGGAGCTCGACGGCCTGGACTTCTCGGGCGAGGTCTCCTCAGATATGGCCGATTTGCTGTCGGGCCGTGTGGTCGAGGTGGCCAATATCTTCGGGATGGTGAACCTCGAAGACACCACGGACTGACGTGAGATGGTTGCTTCAAGAGGATCTTGTTGAGGCTGCGAGAAAGAGGCGCACGGCGTATCGCTCGGGCCGACGAGAGCTTTTTGGATTTGATGTGACTCCCGGAGAGCGGGCCGGAGAAATCCGAGTCCGCGTGACGCGAAAACGGCCGGACAACAAGATGTCACTGATCAAACGAACGATGCTGAAGAGAAAATCGAGGATTTGGTAATGGCGACTTTGCTGACAGAAACCATCGAAATGACGCCCGAGCTTATCGAGAGCAAGGGTGACGGCAAGATCAGATTTCGCGGGAAACTCGGCATTGTTGACGAGGCGACGGCCAACGGGCGTTTCTATCGCAAGTCGATCATGGAACGCGAGATCAACCGGATCGGCGAGAACATTCGTCTTCGGGGTGTCTTCGGCGAGTTGGATCACCCGGACGATGGCAGGACCAGGTTGACCCGGGCGTCTCATATCATTACCAACCTAAGCGTCGTTGGTGGGGATATCGTCGGAGAGGTTGAGGTTCTTTCGACCCCTAACGGGAAAATCCTCGAAGCTCTCGCCCGCGATCGGGTTCGGATTGGGATGTCCCTTCGTGGGTTTGGGTCCACGGAACGAAAAGAGTGCAGGGGGAACATGATCGATGAAGTCGGGGACGACTTCAGACTTGAGACGTTTGACGTGGTCTACAATCCCGCCGCGTACGCATACCCCCAACTGGTATCCGAGGCGAATGAAGCTATCTCCCGGGCGGAGGAAAACATGGACATTGATACCCTAAAGAGGGACTACCCAGGGCTGTACGAAGAGATTCTCGCCGTCAGCGAAGACGCAACTTTGACCGAGGCAACTCTTGTTCCGGTTTCCCCAGAGGTGGACATCAATCAACTCCGCAAGAGTCTTCGGGCTGAGGTCGAGGAATCCATCCGGCAGCAGACAGAAGCGGAACTGAGTTCCGCTTTTGCCGACAAGTACGGCGCCGCGGTCCGAACCATGGTCGAGGGCCTGGCGGAGAAGGCCATGCGTCGGGCTCGGAGCGAGGCTTTGAGCGACCCGGCGGTCGCGGGCGCGAAGCAGGCGATCAATGAGATCGCCAGGCTGGTCCTTCCCTTCGCAGTCGGCCCGGATATCTCGGAGGAGATCCGCAGGCGGGACGAGAAAATCACCGCTATGTCTGAAGAGGTCAAAGCCTCCAAAGCCGTGGTTTCCGAAGCTCAGGCCGAGGTAGACAAGTACGCCCGGCTGGCGATTCAAGCCTCCTACACCCTTCGAGTCGAGCAGGCTTCACGGGGCGTGGACGAGAAGACGCGAAACCGGGTTTCGGATGCGGTCGGCGACGTGACTCGCTTCGAGACTCTTGAAGATCTCGAAGCAGTTCTCACCAGCCTCGAAGAGAGTCTGATTGGCCCGGCCCGCGAAGCGATCGCCAACATTTCTTCTCCGCTGAAACTTCAGGTTGAGTCTCTTCGTGAGCAACTCAATACTGTCGAGCGGGCGAAGTCGGCGATGGCCGAGGCGTCGGAACAGACGATCTCCGAGCTTCGGGGGCAGCTCGAAGCCAAGACGTGCCGCGTGAAGGCGATTGCCGAGATGGCCGAGCGGGCCGCAGTAGAGGCTTTCGCCGAGGGTGTTTCCCGATCTCACCCCCGGGCTGCCGACCTCCGAGTTGCCGTCCGGGCCGCCAAGACACTCTCCGAAGCGAACCAAGTTGCAGCCGCTTTTGACGGTTCACAAACTCAGGTGCGAGACTTGAATGAGGATGACGCCCGACAGATTCGGGCTCAGGTCGGACGTGGCATGGAGCGAGACCCACAATTTGACACCCACGGCGGAAAGCGGCGGCGGGTGAGCGAGTCGATGGTTCCCCTTCCGGGGATAGACGTAAAACGATTCGATGCTGTAACCGGGTAGCCACGTGCAGAGGCAGGAAATGGAGGCTAGGCAAATGTTGAACGAGCAGCAAATGGTTTACCCGGTTTCTCCAAGGCTGGTTGAAAACTGGGAGCGATTGCTTCATGGCGTTGGCAATGAGAAAACCAACAGCGGGCGGAGAGTCCGGGCCGTTGTCGCCCGACTCTACCAGAACCAGTACGAGGCCCTCGGCCGCGGCAACCTCGGGGGCGGGTCGCTTCGACTTCAAGAGGACACGACCACCGGGAACGCGGGGATCGTTACTACGGTGATGTTCCCGATCATCAAGCGTGTCTGGCAGAACATGATCGGCCATGAGGTCGCGACCGTTCAGCCGACCGACGGCCCGAACGGGACAATGTTTATTCGCACCAGGCACTACCAAAATGCGAAGGGCACCACGGCGGCCGGGACCGAGATGGTTCGGAACCTCGATCCCGAGTACGCCTCCGAGCAGGTGACCGACGAGCTGTTGGCCACCGGGAACGGCGTCGATTACGGCGGCGCGGGCGCTGCGTTGGCCGTGACGATCCAGTACCATCCGATCCGGCCCCTGAACGCGACCGAGGCATACTCGCTGACCATCGAAGAGGTGGATGCGACCGGAATCACGATCCAATCCGCAGTGGACGACGCGGCTGGTGGATTCACCTTCACCCCCGCCGGCGCATTTACCGCTGGGGCGGTCAACTACACCACCGGATCGCTCACCGGCTTCAAGTTCAACGCTGCGGTTGGCAACGGCAACATGATCAACGCGACCTACAACTGGATCATGGAGGGATCGAATCTGGTTCCTGAGATCTACGAGAACATCACCCTCCAGTCGGTCATTCCCCAACCTCGTAAGCTGAAGTACAGGTACAGCACCGAGGCTCGCGACGACATCGCCGCCGTTCACGGGGTGGACGTCGAGCAGATGCTCACGGGCGACGCGGCCCACGAAATCACCCTCGAGATCGACCGGGCGATTCTGGCCGTGATGTTCCGTGCCAGCACCGGCTACGCCCGGACCTTCAACTTCACCGTTCCCCCGGGCATCTCCGAGGTGGACCATATCCGGGGCGTTGTCACTCGGATGTCCGATGTCGGAGCTCTGATTCAGACCGGCAGCGGTTTTGCGCCGGCCAACTTCTTTGTCACCGATCCGCTGGTCTCGGCGAGGATCAACCAGACCCGACTTCACACCGACATGCGCCCCCTCTGGACGCCGACCGGAGCCTCGGGCGACGCTTTCACCGGCGACGTGGCCGTTCCGTCCTACACCCCCGAGATGGCCCAGGCCGGCATCATGCGCATGGGCCTGACCAATATGCAGTGGATGGGATACTCCGATCCCAGTTTCGTCACTTCGACCGGCGGCCACTACATCCTCATGGGTCTCAAGGGCTCGGCCTGGTGGAACGCGGGCGTTGGGTATTGCCCGTATATTCCGCTCGAGATCATGCCGGCGTTCTACAGCCCAGAGAACGACACCACGGTTCGCGTGATCCGAACCCGTGACAAGATCGTCCTGATCCGGTCCGACTATTACGGCCGCGTTCGGATCACCGGCGGCATCTAGTTACCAATCAACCGGGGCTTCCCCCACCGGCGGGCGGCCCCGCTGGAAAGGGAGTCTCCAAATGCCTACCATCAAAAAGCCAGTCTTCATTCCGACGGAGAAGTACCGCCATGCCAACGTTGCGATAGACGTCGGCCGGAGAAAGCTCCG